TCGTCGCGAGAACCGCCGGCCGGCCATCTGCTACGCCCTCACCAGCAAAGGCCTTCGGTGGGCCGAGGAGCTGATTGCATGAACCCGTTCTGTCATGCCCAAAAGGCCGAGTCATGATTGAGATTATCCGTGAGCATTTCTGGGCGTGCCTGTTCGCATTCGTGTGGGTCGTCACCACGATTGCTGAAGCCATTGGCGAGTGGGGTAAGCGCCGATGAGCGCCGATCCCGCCAGCATCGCGCGCACGCGCGTTTGCCCCGAGCCGATGACGCTGGCTTTGCCGCCACCGGTTTCAGCCAACGTTTACTGGCGCAGCTTTGTTCCACGTGGAGGCAAGCGGGCCATCGTGGTGGTGAGCGACGAGGCGAAAGCCTACCGCGAGACCGTGCACAAGCTGGCGCTCATTGCCGGCGTGCGCAAGCCGATCAGCGGCTGTGTCGCGCTCACCGTGCGGATGTACCCAGCCCGCCCGCAGGACTGGGCGAAGCGTGCCGCGAAGAACCCGGATGGCTGGGATGACACGGTGCGCAGCATCGACCTGGACAACGCGCTGAAGGTGTTGCTGGACGCACTGAAGAACGTCGCTTTCGACGACGACGCATGGGTGCGCAGGATCGATGCGGAACGCTGCGAGCCCGACGAACACGGCGCCCGTGTCGTAGTGACGATCTCGCCGATCGTGCGCGAAGCGATCGCGCCGGGGTTGTTCTGATGGCAGACCGACGAGTCGAAGAGGCTTTCACCGCAATCCAGCTGGCCTGCAGTGAAATCTTCAAAACACCGGAGACGCCAGTAACCACCGCCTACTGGACGCACATCTCCCTCGCGCGCCGGCTACTCGCTGAGTACATCGAGAGCATTCCAGTGAAGGAGCGTACAGAAGCATGACCCCCCGCAAGCCCTACCAGTCCGTCATCGCCGATTCGATACTCCCGCACTTGGCCGAGCCCATCGATGCGTACACGCTGGCCGAGCGCGCCGGGACGACGTTCACCGGCTGCGAGTCGGCGCTGCGTGCGATGCAGCGCCGAGGGCTAGTGCGGAAGATCGTGCGGCGCGCGAAGGGTGAGTTCGTCGCGCATCACTGGGTGCGGGCATGAGCATCCAGGCTATCAACGAACTGCTTCTAACGTACATCCGAGACTTCAACCGGGAGCCGTCGGAGATTCGCATCGGACGAAAGGCGCTCGATACCATCGCCGACAAGCTTCTGAGTGCTCAGGAGTGGCGGGATCATGTGGCACATCGGGCTGGTGCTGGAGAGTTATTCCTGTTTGGTATTCCCGTGGTGCTGGCATGACTAATCCCGTCACCTGCGCCGAGTGCATCCACTTCCGCCGCGACGAGATCAACCCGCCCGCAGGCCTTGGTTGGTGCCCGCTGCGCAAGGTGTCGAGGTATCCGGAGGAGTTGCACTACTGCCGGCAGCGCGAAGAAGGGGGTGATGATGTCGAATAACCCTCCAATGCCTCCATGCCACGTATGCGGAGCCCCGTGCTGGCGCTACTACGTCAGCGGACCGTGGTGTGAGGTCTGTTACAAGGCGGCCGTCGACGAGGCTGCCAAGGCTGCTAAACGAAGCGGCATTGGGGCGTGGTGACCGCCGCGGCTCGCCACGGCAAGACTTCCGGCGTGCCGTTCCGGCAGCATCGGCAGCCGCGTCCCATCGCGCAGCTCACCGCGGCATCCATCGAGCTGGTTGCGCAGCGCGTCCAGTCCCGCGTTGCCAATGTGGCCCGCTCGCGTGGCTGCTGCTGCTATGTGTTCGTGCGCGACGGGCAGGTCTATGTGCTGAGCGAAGAGCGCTCCATGGCGCACACCTGGGCTGTGCAGCACACGGCCGAATGGGTGGGGTGCTACGGGGGCATGCCCGACCTGCAGCGTCTGGGCGACGACCTGCGCGAGATGGTGCCCAGCCGTTGACGCCTTGGGCGGTTCCTGCACTGTCGCGTGCATGGGTATCCGCGAATCCGACCGCATCACCGAGGGCCTGCGCTACGTCGCGGGCGAGCTGAGCGTGCATCGCGACGAGTTTCGGCGTGACAACGCGCCCGGCGGTGCGGCGCTACTGGAAGGGTGCGAGAGCCTCGGCTACCTGCAGCGCGGCGACGGGGAGAGTGGCGACCGCTACGCCATGACCGATGCTGGGCTGCGACGGCTGGCGGATGCGGAACCAGCGCCCTCTGCGGAGGACTGAGCGTGGGAGCTGAGCGCAAATACGACCGCGCCGTGCTGGTGCCATTGATCTGCGCCGGCCTGCTCGAAGGCAAGCCCATGACCGTCGTGTTGCGCGAGCTCGTGTGCGACAACGGCGCGTGGCGCAAGCGCGCCGAAGACGACGAGGCCGGGGAATCTATTCCGGTTCGCACCGTGAATCAATGGCGCGAGGACGACGTCGAGATCGCCAACGCTTTCGACGAAGCCTTCGAGGCCGGAAAGGACACGATCGCGTGGCGTATGCGCATGACGGCGCGCGGCAAGGTGGAGAAGGACGGCGGTGATTCAACCGGCGACATCGAGCGCGACCGGCTGATCATCTACACCGACGAGAAGCTACTGGCGAAGTGGGATAACCGTTACGGCAACCGCCTGGCGCTAGCCAATGACCCGAAGAACCCGTTGCTGCCGGCCGCGCAGTTGACGGAAGCGCAGCTGCTCGCGATTGCCGCGCATGGCATACGGGAGGCTGACAAGAATGGCTGACGGCTGCTCGCCGCAGCAGGCCGCGCGCGAGCTTTTGCGCCGGCAGCGTGCGCGCGCAACGCTGGTTGAGTATTCGCAGTCGATCGAGATTCCGGGCGCCCCGGTTTCGGAGGATCCGGACGAGTGGCTGTTCAAGCCAATCGAGACCAGCGTCGCGAAACACCACATCGTCACGATGGAGGCGATCCAGCGCTGCATCGAAACCGAATACGGACGCCTACTGATCTGCGAGCCGCCGGGCTCGGCGAAGTCGACGTATGCGTGTGTTGTCGGCGCGACCTGGGCAATGGGCAAGATTCCCGGCCTGCGCGTGCTGATGGGCAGCTACGCCGGCAAGCCGATCATTCGCGCGAGCAAGCGGGCCCGGCAGGTGGTGGCCAGCGATCTCTACACCAGCATCTGGCCAACCGAGACGCGCCTGGTGGGCGGAAGCACGGCCGCGGATGAGTGGGAACTGACCAACGGCTCCGGCGTGTTCGCTGCCGGCCTGCTCGGTGGCATCACCTCGTCGCGCTGCGACCTTGGCATCATCGACGACCCGGTGGCTGGCCGCGAGGAAGCGGAATCAGAGACGATCCGCGCGAAGACGCGCGCTGCCTACACGGATGACTTCCTGAGCCGCCTGAAGCCGAAGGCGTCGCTGATCCTGATCCAGACGCGCTGGCACCAAGACGATCTTGCCGGCAGCATCCTCCCCGAGGACTACGACGGCCGCAGCGGTCCGGTGCTGTGCCGCGATGGCTTGACGTGGGAAGTGCTCAACATCCCTGCGCAGTGCACGCGCGACGATGATCCGGTTGGCCGCGAGATCGGCGAGTACCTCTGGCCGGAGTGGTTCAGCGAGCGTCACTGGGCGATGTTCAAGGCAAATTCGCGCACCTGGTCGAGCTTGTACCAGCAGGATCCGGTGCCGGAAGACGGCATCCACTTCAAACGGGACGACTTCCATCGCTACGGCGCCACGCCAGCCAACCTGCGCTGGTACCTTTCCAGCGACTTCTCGGTCACCGACAAAAAGACCAGTGACTACACCGCGCACATTCCGTTCGGCATCGACGCCGACGCGGACATCTGGATCGACGACGGCTTCAACAAGCAGGTGCTGTCGGACGTCGCCGTTGCCGAAGCGATCAAGATCATCCGTCGGCTGAAGCCACTGTTGTGGCTGGGCGAGAAGGGCGTCATCGAGAACGCGATCGGCCCTGAGATCAAGCGACAGATGCGCCGGTCGCAGTGCTACGCCGCCCGCGAATTACTGCCGAGCGTGACCGATAAGGTGGCGCGGGTAAGCGGCTTCAAGGCCCGTGTTAGCGCCGGCACAGTGCACGTGAAGGCCGGGCCGTTCGGCGATGCCTTGATCGACCAGCTGATCGCGTTTCCCGCAGGTCGGCATGACGACATGGTCGATTGCTGCAGCCTGATCGGTCGCGCGCTGGATCTGCTCGCAGACGGCTACAAGCCACCGCCGCCACCGCCCGAGCCACCCAAACCCTTCACCGACGACTGGTTCGCTGCCCGCGACAAAGCGGACAAGTTGAGCGAGTCCGACCGCGCGCGTTACTACAGGTGACCACGATGCCCATGGACCCCACGCAATCACCACCTGTGGCCGTCGTCCAGGCGGACGTTACGGTGCAGCAAGTCGACCCGATGGCGAGGCAACGTGCCGACGCGCAGGAGGCGGCCGACGTCAAGAAATGGTTCGACTGCGTCAGGGATGCCCGCAAGTTCGACGAGCCGGCGCGCGAGCAGTACGCGAAGGACCGGCGCTACGCCCGCGGCGACTCCGGTTTCGAGGTCGACGCGAACCTGATCGGGACGTACATCGACATCCTGGAATCGTTCCTGTACGCCCGCGATCCCGATGTGGATGTTCGCCCGTCGCCGTCATCCGAGCCGCCGAGCCTGGAGGCGATGCGCGATGCTGCCGAGGATTACGTGGGCGACCTTCCAGACCTCCAGCAGGCGCACGACCAGGCGTTCGCGGCGGTGTTACAGGACAGCGGCGGCGATCAGCAGGCTGCCGCGTTGGCCGGGCAGCAGGCGGCCGATGGGATCAAGGAAAAGCTGATCCAGGACCAGTACGAGAAGCTGCGCAAGCGTTACCAGCGCCGCCAGCGCGACACGAAAGCCTTCGCCGAGACGCTGGAAATCATCGTGTCGCGGCTGTGGAAGGATGCGCGTCTGAAATCGCGCGGTATTCGCTGGGTGCGGTCGGCGCTCACCATCGGCTTGGGTGTGCTGAAGGTCAGCTGGCAGGAGCGCACCGCACCGAGCCCGGAGACCGTGACCGCGATCAATGACCTGCAGGCCAACATCCAGCGGGCCGCGAGCATGCGGCAGGACCTGGACGAGGCGCAGGGCGCGGAAGAGGACGCGAAGCGGGCCGAGTACGAGCGGCAGCTGGCGACGCTGCGCGATCAGGCGGAAGTGGTGGTCGCGCGCGGGCTTGCCATCGACTTGGTGCCTGCCGAGGATTTCCAGGTCGCGCCGGGCTACACCATCGCCGATCACGTCGATGCGCCGTGGAATTCGCACCGCATCCCGAAGCGCTACTGCGACGCGCAGGCCGAGTTCGAACTTCCCGAGGCGGTGATGAAGCAGGCGACGCGCTTCTCCGCCCGCAAGCCGGTGATGGTGCAGCGCGAATCCGCCATGGTCGACGGGACGAAAGCCGCGGACGCGGACGCGTACGAGGACACGAACACATCGATGGAATACAGCTCCAACACGGCCGGCGACTTCGTGATGGTCGAGGAGATCTGGGACCGCGACACGAACAGCGTGCTGACCGGCATTCACGGCATCAAGAAGTGGGTGAAGCCGTCGTGGAACCCAACCGCTACCACGCGGTTTTTCCCGTTCTTCACGCTGTGCACGAGCGAGGTTGACGGCCAGCGCCACCCGCAATCCCTGACGAGCCGTAGCGCGAAGCTGGTCGACGACTACAACCGCATCGGCACGGCAGAAGCCGAGCATCGCCGACGCAGCCTGCCGGGCATCCTGTTCCACAAAGGGCAGGTCGGCCAGGAGGCGATGAACAAGATCAACAGCTCCGCCACGGGCGAATGGACGGGCGTCGAGACCACGATGCCGAACATTGACATGCGTAAGGTGTTCTTCCAGAAGCCGTACGCGCCTGTCGACCCCGGCCTGTACGACCGCACACGCATCACGCAGGAGCTGGAACGCATCTGGGGTGTGCAGGAAGCGCTAACGGGCGCGATCAATACTGCCAAGACGGCCACCGAGGCCGACATCCAGCAATCGGGCTTCAAGGCGCGCACCAGCGGACGCCGCGATGGCATGGAGTCCGTGCTGGGCGACATGGCGCAATACACCGCCGAACTGGCCCGGGCGCACGTCACCGCCGAGGACGCGCAGGCCATCGCCGGCCCGGATGCGATGTGGCCCGACTATACCGGCCCGGACGATCTGCGCAGCCTGGTGACGGTGGACATCCGCGCCGGCAGCAGCGGCAAGCCCGACACGATGGCAGAGCGGCAGGCCTGGGCGAACCAGCTGCCGCTGCTGCAGAACGGCATCTTGCAGATTGGCCAACTCCGCGGCTCGAACCCGGGCGACATCGCCGACGCGCTGGAGCGGCTACTGAAAATCACCGCCGAACGCTCCGGCGATCGCATCGACATCGACAGCCTGATCCCGCAGTCCGGCAATGCGCCGCCGCCGGGTATGCCTGGGCAGATGCCGCCGGGCCAATCATCGCCAACCAGCCAACCCGGACCGCCGAGTCCCGTCCCTCCCGGCACGCCCGCGCCTGGCGTGCCATCACCTGCTATGCAATCGGAGTAACTCATGCCTGATGAACTGATCGAAGGCCAAACGGCCGCGCCGACTCCCGAGCCGCCAGCGGCGGAGCCTGCCGCGCCCGAACTATCGCCCGAACAGGAAGCGCTGGCGGCAATGGATGAAGCGCTGGCGCCTGCCGATGTTGCTGCTGCGGAACCAGCGAAGCCTGCGGAACCAGCCGCGCCTGCCGCGCCGACCGATACGCCCATTCCCGGCACGCCGGAAGCCGCTGCCGCCGAACAAGCCGCCGCCGAGGCGGCGAAGTCCGCGCCGGACGAAACCACCGAGGCCGAGATCAAGGCGCTGGGCCTGAAGGAAGGCAAGTCGTCCGAGCGCTTCCGTGAGATGGCCGGCGAGATCAAGGCGATGGCGCCGATCAAGGAGGCGCTGGAGAAGGCCGGCGTCAAGGATGTGGCACAGCTGCCGCAGCTGGTGCAGCACGCCGCCGACTACAAGGAGCTGATCGGCATGGTGCAGGACACCGGCGCCACGCCCCAGCAGTACGGCATGACGCTGGATTACCTGAAGGTCATCAACGCGGCGAACGGCGGCGATCGTGCAGCGGCGGAGAAGGCTTACGAGATGGTCAGCGGCGAACTAGCCGCCCTGGCGAAGCTGATCGGCAAGGAGGTGCCTGGCCTGCACGATCCGCTGGCCGATCATCCTGACTTGCAGCAGCAGATCAACATGGGCGAGATCAGCCGGGGCGCTGCCCTTGAGCTGGCGTCGCTTCGGCAGGCGCAGGCGCTCGATAGCGGGCGCCGCCAGATCGAGACCCAACGTCACGACGCGCAGACCGAGCAGCAACGCGGCATCGAAGGGCTGAACGCGCTTGGAGCGGAGTTGTCGGCCGATCCGCAGTACGCGCAGAAGGCCCCGGTTCTGGTCGCTGCGCTTCGCGCAATGCAGGAGACCACGCCGCCGGCAAAGTGGGTCGATACGGCGCGCAGGATCTACGCAGGTATCCCGGCTATGCCCGCGCCCGCGCCTGTCGTCGCACCGGTGCCCGCCAAGCCCGCCCCTGGTCCAGTGCGTGGCAACAACGTACGCCCGGCGATGGTGCCGGTGACCGACGACCCGTTCGAGGCGATGGAGCAGGGCATTGCCGCGGCCAATGGCGGCTGACCAACCCTTTGCTGCGCGCTCCTAGGTGGATATGCGGGGTAAGTGCCAACGGCAGGCGTCCCGTCGCAGCGATTACTTCACCAACCAGAGAGGCAACACCATGACCGTTCGCGCCAAATTTCGTCTCGACAACGTCACGTCGCACAGCTGGCACCCGACCGCGCGCACGCTGAAGTTCAGCGCGCAGTACGACACAGCATCCCTGAGGATCAGCGGTTCCAGGAGGCCACGCCGAGCGGCGTGTTCGAGATGATGTGCACCAATCCGTCTGCGCTCGCCCAGTTCGAGCTCGGCAAGCAGTACTACTTCGACATCACCCCCGCCGATTGATCGCTAGGCCCAGCCGGCGGTGGCCTCAAACACCGGCAGCGGGAGGCGTAGCTTCCGCGTTGCGGTGAAAGAGGTTCTCCCTGCGCTGATCCCGCACCCCGTCGAAAGGCGGGGTTTTTCTTTGCCGTTGACGCCTTGCCCAAACCGTGCAGAGTCACAACCGCGCACGACAAAGCGCACCACGCACGCTGTACGCCGGAGTCGCGCCCGGTAGGGCTGTACTGAGGATTTCGCCTCCCTCGACGTGGATGGATCACACCCCATCACTTCGAGGTTACGACCATGCCCTTTTCCCCCGCACAGATTGCGACCGGCGCGACGTACTCGCTGGCCACGTTCCAGAAGAAGGAGCCGATCGATCAGGTCAACATCCAGCACGTCACGCTGGACTGGCTGATCAAGAACAAGGAGGTTTCGACCTTCGGCAACGGTTCGTTCAAGGAGCCGATCTACGTCAGCAACGGCTCCAACGCGCAAAACTACTTCGGCGCGGACCAGGTCACGTACAACGAACGCGACCCGGCGAAGTGGACTGATTTCGGCTACGCCAACATGCACGACGGCTTCTGGTTCGACGAAGACCGCCTGCTGGCTGCCGGCATCCACATGTCCGACGAGAGCGGCACCGTGCCGACCGCGGCCGAGAAGGAGTCGCTGGTCAACCTGCTGGGCCAGTCCTTCCGCGGGCTGAAGAACGGCATGCAGGAGGCGCTGTCCTACGAGTACCTGCGCGACGGCTCGCAGTCGGCGAAGGCCATTCCGGGCCTGGCCAACATCATCAAGCTGTCGCCGGCCACTGGCGTCGTGGGCGGCATCGATGCGGCCACCAACCCGTACTGGCAGAACAACTCCAACACCGCGATCGTGGCGAACACCGTGATCGCCGAGATGGAGCAGACCTGGAAGGACTGCATGCGCTATGGCGGCATGCTGCCGGACTTCATCGTCTGCGGCCAGGCGTTCTACGAGAACTACGTGGCGCAGTCGGCGGCGGCGGTGCAGCGTCATCTGGCGGTGCAGGGCAAGGGCGGCGCGAGCTTCGACCCGAGCGTGGAGGCGGTGAACTTCCACGGCGTCCCGCTGAAATGGGACCCGACGTTCGAAGCGCTGGATGCGCTGCTGAGCACCTCCACCCAAACCAAGACCTGCTACTTCCTCAACAGCAAGGCGCTGAAGCTGCGTCCGCTGAAGGGTGAATGGATGCGCAACCGCAAGCCGGAAGGCCTGCCGGACCGCTACGTGACCTATTTCGGCCTCACGTCGAAGTACGGCCTGACCAGCAACAAGCGCAACGCGCTCGCGGTGCTGACCATCGCCTGACCCATCGCCCGGCCTCACCCGCCGGGCGTCTCCCTTTCTGCATGAGGCAAGTCCCATGAGCAAGCTGAAAGTACTTGGCGAGGCCATCTCGCTGACCGCCGCCGCCGCACAGACCGCTGTCGCGATGAATACCACGCCGTTCTCGCCTGGCTTCAACGGCGTGGTCACCGTGCACCTGGCTGGCGCGACCGGCACGCCGACCGTGAAGGTGCAGGGCTCCAGCGATGGCGGTACGACCTGGGTCGACCTGGTGACCGTCACCGCGATCACGGGCCTGATCAAAAAGGCCGAGGTCACCGTGTACGCGCTGATGCGGCTGAACGTCACGGCCGTCGGCACCGCAGGCACCTGCGCCGCCTACTTGGCAGCGTGATCTTTCCGGCGCCCTCCGGGGCGCCTTCTTCCCCAGCAACGTGGAGAAAATCATGAGCGACACCGTCACTTGCAAACTAGTGAGCGTCAGCATCGAGCGAGGCCGCGACACGCTGACCGTGCAAGTCCCGAAGCATGAGGTCGACGTGCTGCGCGCGGTGCATGGCCCCAGCAACGTGGTCGAGGGTGACATCACGGACGCGACGCTGGAGTTGTCCGATAGCGCGGACGCTGAATACCAGCGCCTGCAGAACAAGTATCGCCGGGTGAATGCGTCCGACCCGGTGCGGGTGGCCTACCCGGTCGGCCCGAGGTCGCTGGAAGATTTCGGCTTCGATTTGGGCCGAGGTGCGCGCGAGGCGGCGCCGCAGTCCGGTGTACGCACGCATGCGAAAGAGCCTGAGCCGGCCGCGAAAGAGAAGCCGGCCGCGAAGTAACGCGCTGGTCTGCGTGATTGCCGACAACGGCCCGGCTGAAAGGTCGGGCCGTTTTTCTTTGGGGTGAGTGATGGCAGAGACGATCTACAACTGCGACTGCGACGACACCACCAACAACAAGACGTTGAAGCAGCTGCGTGACGACATGATGACGCGCTTGGGCTTCGCGGCGCAGGTCAACAATCCGCCGCCCGGCATGGCTGCGCTCCTGAACTCGTTCCTGATCGAAGCGCAGGAGCTGCTGTACCGGCGCTACGACGTGTTGCGCACCGAGCGGTTCTATTCGTGGTCGCTGCAGGCCGGCGTGCGCATGTACGACTTCGACGCAAACGACGAGACGTGCACGAAGCGACTGGACCCGCGCAAGGTGACATGGGTGGGCCTGGTGCGTGACGCCCTGTGGTGCCCGCTGACCTGCGGCATTCCGCCAGAGATGTACTCGACCAACGGCAGCGGCTGGCCGTTGCGCTACGAGATACGCCAGTGCATCGAGGTGTGGCCTGCACCGAGCGCGACCGAGGGAAGCTTGGTCATCAAGGGGCATTTCGGTCTGGAAGCGTTCGCCGCCGACACCGACAAGACCACGATCGACGATCGACTCGTTTTCCTGCTCGCCCTGTCCAACGCCAAGGCGCACTACGGGCGCCCCGATGCCGGCAACTACGTGCAGGAACTGGAGACGATGATGGGCAACCTGGTTGCCGGCACCCATCATACGCAGCGGTATCTGCCGGGGCATGACCGCCGGCAGGACTGGGTGTATTCGCAGCCGCGGCCTACGGAGCCGTTCGCGTGACGGACATCAACCTCAACGCATTGAAGGCCGGTATCAACCGCCTGCGCACGAAGGGCGGCGCCGATCCGTCCAGCCTGTACGACCTGGTGAACGGCTTCGTCACCATCGACGGCTCGATCCAATCGCGCCCCGGCACGGTGCGGCATGCGGCATTGCCGGCAGGCACGAAGGGGCTGTGTGCGTTCGATGGCGGCATGGTGGTGTTCTCGAGCACGCCACAGACGGTGCCGGCGGGTTACACCTGCGAGGTGCTGTCGCACCCCACGGATGACACGCAGACCATTGCCGAAATCCATTTCGCCGCGCCCTTCATGGGCTTTCTGTACGTGGTGGCCGAGTTCGCCAACGGCGACGTCTTCCACTACTGGTTGCAGTCTGGCGGCACGTGGGCGGCCGACACGATGTACAAGGTCGGCGATACGGTGCTGCCGACCGTACCCAACGGCTTCCGTTACCAGACGGTACTGAAGTCGAACCCCGCCGCCTGGGCGCCGAACGTGCCGCGTGCCGTGGGTGACGTGGTGCAGCCGACTGTCTACACCGGCTGGAAGTACACCGTGGTCGAGGTGGCGGGCGATAACCCCTCCTCCGGCGCTTCGGAGCCGGACTGGCCGGAATCGAATGGCGCGCAGGTTGCTGAGGACGTGGATAGCACGCCGGCACCCGCAGCGCCGACACCGACGAATCCGCCACCCGGTGGCGACCGATACAGCAACACGAAGCTGCTGGACAACCGATGACCGATATCTGGCAGGGCGGCAAGACCTATGTGCCCGGGGCGCTCGTCAAGCCCTCCAGCACGACGGTCGTGGCGCAGCCGCAGCCCACCAATGGCGACTTCGAGACCGGCGACCTGACCGGCTGGGCGCAGGGCGCAAGCCGCTGGGCAAACACCAGCACGACGCCATACGCCGGCACGAAATGCGTGGTGCTGTCCGGCTCCGGCATCGACTCGCTCAACAACACGAACGTCGTGCCTGTGAAGCCGGGTCAGCGCATCACCGCGCAGGCGATGGCGAAGCTGACAAACAGCGGCACGAACGACCAGGGCGCGCAGATCATCATCGTCTGGCGAAATGCCAGTCATGCAGAGATCGGCACGGCACTCGGCACCCTGATTTACGGCCAGGGCGGCTACTGGAAGCTGACCAGCGCCAGCGACACCGCGCCGGCGGCCACTGCAGAAGCCTTCATTCGCCTCAACGGCAACAACGGCACGCACGGCGGCACACTGGAGTTCGATCAGGTCAGCTGGGACTACGCCTACCAGGCGCCGCCGCCCGGGCTGATCTTCAAGGCGACGCAGGCCGCCCCGGGCAAGAGCGGCAGCGCCGAGCCGACATGGCCGACGACAGTTGGCGTCCCTGTCACCGATAACGAGGTGACGTGGGAGGGCGTGATTGCGTCCCGCGTGGTGTGGGAGGCCTCGCCGATCATGCAGACGGGCAGCACCGAGCCTGTATGGCCACTCAGTGCCGGAGCGATCGTGCATGACGGCAACATGGATTGGGTGGCGGTCAGCAGCCAGATCACGGACAAGAACTGCCCGCATAGCAAGGTCGTGGCGATCATGGCCAGCAAAGTGTTCGCCGCGGACAAGGATATCGTGCGCTTCAGCGCCACGGTGAACCCGCTGGACTGGTCGAGTGCGCAGGATGCCGGCTACCTGCCGACCGGCTTGCAGCAGGCCAACAGCAACGACATGGCCGTGCTGGCGCCGTATCGCTCCAACCTGACCGCGTTCAACGCGTCGAGCTTCCAGAACTGGCAGGTCGATCCTGACCCATCGGCAATGAGTCTGCTCGACCAGATGGACGGCATCGGCTCATCTGCGCAGCACGCCGCGCAACCGGTCGGCAATGACTTGTTCTACCTTAGCCAGCTGGGTGTGCGCAGTGTTGGCATCGCGGCAGGGACGGACAGCCTTGCCGCTGGCGAGGTTGGAATGTCGATCGACGTGCTGGTTCGCCCCGCTGTCGTCGCTGATGACACCGCGCTCGGCCCGCGCGCCACGTACTACCCGAGTGCCGGCCAGTATTGGCTGGCGGTAGGTGGCGCCGAACCGCAAACCTTCGTAATTACCATGAATGGCGGCAAGCCGAAGTGCAGCCGCTACATCTTCCCGTTTGCCGTTGATGCCTTCGCGCAGCTGGGCAACGATCTGTATATCCGCCACGGCGACGAGGTGTCGGTGGTGAGCGAGGACATGGCAACGGACGATGTGGACGGAGTGCCGACTGACTTTGCCGGCTTGGTGCAGTGGGCATGGCTGGACAACGGGCAACCTGGAGTGACGAAGATGCTCGAAAGCCTCGACTACGTCGGCACCGGCCAGGGTCCGAGCTTGTCCATCGGCTACGACCAGCGCGATACCGCCGCCTTCACCGACCCGTACCTGATCGACCCGGACACGCTGCCAGGTGACCCGATCCCGATCCCGGTGGCGGCGCCGACCTTCAGCATCAAGCTGGATTTTGCGGGTGGCGCGGCGTGGAGCGTGAATGCCGTGACGTTGCACCTTTCCGGCATGGCGGGGCAGCCGTGATGGATGGGTGCAATCAGCTCCCCGAGATCCGCCTGGGTCTGCCGATCGTGCAGGACTTCGCCTACGTCGCCGCGAACATGCGGCCGGACGAGATCGCGCAGTACCTGGCGCTGACTGGCCTGCCCGAATACGTGCCGGACGTGGCGGCGCGCTCGCTGGTTGCTTCGCCGGGGAGCCAGTTCGTGATGGTGGGTCGCGATGGTCTACCGGTTCTGGTGGGTGGTTTCGCACCGGTGCGCCGCGGTGTGTACGAGGGCTGGCTGGCTGGCACGCCGCAGGGCTGGGCGAATCATTGGCGCGCGATGACGAAGGTATGCCGCGGCCTGATGGACGATCTGCTGGCGAGTGGCGCGCATCGCATCGAAACGTTCGCGCTGGCCGGCAGGACGCAAGCGCACGAATGGTACGAGCGAAGCCTGCTGATGCAGCGCGAGGGCGTCTTGCACGGGTATTTCGCCGATGGACAGGATGCGATCGTGTTCGCGAGGGTCAAAGCATGAGCAGCGGCGGCAACAGCGCAGCGAAGGCGGCAAACCAGGCGGAGGCGGATCGGCAGTCGGCCATCCGTCGCACGCAGTCGCAGGTCAATACGGTCTTCAACGACCCGAAGCGACAGGCGGACATCAATGATTTCGTCAATGCGACACGAAGCTACTACCAGCAGGATCTTGACCGCCAGAAGGGAAACGCCGACCGCGGCCTCAAGTTCGCGCTGGCGCGCTCCGGGTTGACCGGCGGCAGCACGCAGGTCGATCAGCAGCAGTTGATGGGTGAGGACTACGGCCGCGGGCTGCTGCAGGTCGAGCAGAAAGCGCAGGGTGCCGGGGCCAGCCTTTCGGCTGCCGATCAAGATGCACGGGCCCGTCTGATTTCGCTGGCGACCAGCGGACTGGATGCGACGACCGCCGCGCAACAGGCCTCTGCAGCAATGCGGTCGAACCTGGAGGCCGGTAAGTCGGAGGCGCAATTGGGCAGCCTGGCGGATTCGTTCGGTCAGACGAACAGCTTCTTGCAGGCGGCGAAGAGTGCGCGGCAGTTCCAGCAGGGCTATCTCGACGGAACGCCGGGCGGCAAGCGCGTCGCGCTCTACGGCGGCGCCAGCGGAGGGTATGGCGGATGATTCGCAACGCAACGCACGACGACATCCCGCGCATCGTGGAGATGGCTGGACGCTTCTACGCCCAGACCCGCTATGTCGGCATCGCGCCGATGGCGGAAGAATCGGCCGCGGGCCTGGCCATCCTCATGATGGACCAAGGCGTGATGCTGGTGGCCGAAGCCGACGACGCCGTGGTTGGCATGGTCGGTCTGTTCGTGGAGCCCTTCACCTTCAACATCGCCAAGACGATGGCCACGGAGTTGGTGTGGTGGGTCGAGCCCGAGCAGCAGCGCTCCGGTATCGGCGCCGAGCTACTGGCTGCGATCGAGCCGGCATGCCGTGCCAAGGGCGCCGACATGATCCGCATGATGTGCCTCGCCGGTCAGTGCGAAGGCGCGGAGGCGATCTATTCCCGCATGGGCTACACGCCCAGCGAACACGCCTATACGAAGGTGCTCTGACATGGCTATCGCCACCTCCACTGCCATCGGTCTTGCCCTTGCTGCTGCGGCCGCAGGCGGCAGCTATTACAACACGCAGAAGACCGCGCAGCGCCAGGACAACCAGGCCGCGCTTGGCATCCAGAACCAGTCCCGCATCCAGAAGCAGGCAGATACCAAGGTCAATGACGCCGTGGCGAAGCTGGCCGAGAGTAATGCGGCGAGCGCGAAGGAAGGCCGCTTGGACGATTACCTGAACGTGCTGCGCCGCAATCGCTCGACGACCGAAGCTGGCCTCACACCAGTCATCGGCAGCGACACGTTCAAGACCGATGCCGCCACCGCCGCCAACGACGCCAACAGCTACGCCGACAAGACGGCCGGCCTCATGGCACGGATGGACGCGCCGGGCATCCAGCGGCAGCAGGAGGGGTTCGACTACGGCAACCTCGCCACCGACATTGGCCTGATCGGGCGCGAGTCGCAGGGCCAGAACTTCCTCGACCAGTTGAAGCTCGGGCGGATTCGCCGCAACGCGAAGATTGACTTGGCGTCGGGTCTGCTTTCGGCGGCTGCGGGTGGCGTGGCTGGCGGCGCGGGCGGTACGGCCGCAAAGCAGGGAACGACCTATTCCATGGGCGACGGGCTCACCTACAACATGCCGGGTTATTAAGGATTCATCATGCCCAACGGCGCACAAAATCTCGGCTCGCAGCTCGGCCAGCTCATCTTCGGACAACCCGACGACGGCAAAGCCTACTATCAGGGCCAGGCGCTCGGCGCCCAGGTGGCCGACAGGATGGCATCGGCACGCAAGAGCCGCGCAGATGCGCTGATCGGCGAGGATCGACTGGATGCGCGGCAGGGGATCAATCCTGGCGCCTTGACGACGGCTGGCTATGCTCCGGATCAGGCGGCATTGCTCGGCAGCATCCTGCGCAGCAACGACGTGGTCGACCTGTCGCGGCTAGGCGATCTGCAGGCGCCGACCGCGGGCCGCGCGCTGGCTGATGCCGCAGACGCGACCCGGCTCGGTGACATGGCGACGGCGAATCGTCAGCTGGCACTGGCGCAGGGCAAGCCGTTGGAGTCCACGAAGATCGACAACGGGCAGGTGTTCAACCCCTACGCGTCGCCCGACCAGGCCATCTCGTTGACGGCGCTCGGCGATGCGATCGTGGGCGACAAGCGAGCTTCAGCCGCGAAGAACTATGCCGGAGCGCAATCCGACATGGCCCACGCCCGCCTGTTCGACAAGCAGACGTCGGTGGGCGGATTCAACCCGAACTCGGATAGTGGCGCCGGCGCCATGGTGCCCGCGGCCAACCCGAACGGCCCGCACGGTGACGCCTACTTGCAAGCCATCGAACCGACGAAGGCGGCGCAGGTCAAGGCCCTGGCCGAGGGGCGCATGGCGTTCCCGACCGGCACAGCCCTGAAATCACCCTACTGGCAGGCGATGCTGCAGGATGTGGCGCAATACGACCCGTCGTTCGATGCGGTGAATTACAACGCTCGCGCCGGCACGCGAAAAGCCTTCACTTCCGGGCCGGAATCGCGCACGGTCAATGCGCTGAACACCGTAGCCGAGCATCTCGGCACGCTGTCGGACTACGCCGGCGACCTCAATAACACCGGATTTCAGCCGTACAACAGGCTGAAGAACTCCGTAGCGGCAACGTTCGGCGATCCGGATATCGCCAAGTTCAACACGGCGAAAAAGGCCGTGGCCGACGAGGTTGCCAAGGTGTGGCGCGCCTCCGGTGGCTCGCAGATGGACATCGAGGAAAACCTGAAGAACCTGGACGGCGCGCAGTCGCCCGAACAGTTGAACGCAGCGATCGGCACGCTGACCAAGCTGATCGGCGGCAAGGTGGCGGCGCTGCAGGATCAGTACACGTCCGGCATGGGTACGACCAAGGATCTACGTCCGCTGGTCAGTCCCGAAGCCAAGCACGCCTTCGACAAGACGATCGAGCGATCTGGTCTGGCGCAGGACGATTTCGGCAACATCGGTGATGCCTTACAGGCGGCCGCTCTAGCGCCGGCAGCGGCTGCAGCGCAGGGCGGCTATCAGATCGGTCAGATCATCATGCATAACGGCAAGCCGTACCGCGTGACCGGCGGTGATCCGAATGACCCCGATGTGGAGCCGGTGCAATGAAGCTTTCCGAATTGACCGCAACTGCGCCAAGCCAAGCGTCAGCGCAGCCGGCCCACATGAAACTGTCCGACCTGACTGGGCAGGCTCCGGCCGCGCCGATTGACCAGTTGCCGACGCAGGTTGTACAGGCGCCCGCGCGGCTCCCCGGCGTGCTCGGCACGGTCAATGATTTCGGCAACGACCTTGGCGACGCCTTCGCCCACCATGTCGGTAACATCCCTGTCGGGGTGGCGCAGCTGATCGCGCATGGCGTCAAGGATTCGCCGCTAGGCATTGGCATGGAGCTAGGCAATCGCCTGGGTGGAGGGGAGGCTGGATCGACCGACAGGATTGCCGACGCACTCAACCACCGCCTTGATTCGCTCGTCAAGGAGCGCGAGGACCAATATCAGGAAGCTGTGCCGACGAATACCGCCAGCGTGACAGGCGCTGCGCTTGGCGAGGTGTTGCCGTGGCTGATTGGACTCGGCGAGGCACGGGCTGCCGGGCTGATCCCAAAAGCCACCACAACCATACAGAAGCTGGGACAGCTTGCCGTCGAAGGCGGGGCGATCGGCGCGGCGCAGCCCGTCACCAGCGGACCGCAGCTCAATGATATGGAGCGGCTGGTTGCCGGTGGAGACAGCGGCCCATCGTTTGCGCAACAGAAGGCCCTTCAGGTCGGCGTCGGCGCTGCAACAGGGCCGGTGTTGCACGGC